AAACCGTTGGAGTTTTTATTTGCCAAAGCCTGCTGGGCCATCATCATAAGAGCGGTCTTTTGCATCTTTTGTATGATTTTCTCATTCCTATAGTTGCAGCGGAATGCGGCTTCCCGAATCAAATCGGGATCAAGAGAAATCTCGGGGAAGTTGTGAACATATGTCAAGAATTGACTGAAAGCCTGATTTGCAGCAGCCATAGCCTGTGGCGTTTTGTTCTCAACATCGACCATGATTGTTTCATCATATCCATCAGAGAGATCCTGAGACTTTATCCATTTGTAAACCGGGGCATTTGCCTGAAGCAAGGTTGCGGTATCCTGAACAGCTCCAGCAGAATACTTTACCCAAAGACCATCAACAAGTCTTTCTTTTGCAGTTGCAAGAATCTCAGAACCAATCAAAGATATGAAATTCTCAAAATCTAACTGTTCTGCAGACTCTCGAATACTTGCTCTAGCATCGACGATTCTTGCAGCAGTAGCCGTTTCGCGATCAGCAGACTGGCCTCTTGCCTCTTGTGACGTTCCTGATACAGTATTAAAATCGTCTTTTGCAAGTAACAGAGCATTTTCGGTTGTTTGTCCCTGTTCAGGATTCTGGATCGGAGTGATTGCATCTTTTTCTTTTACCTCAATGAGAACTCCATCAGGACCAGAAGCAAACTTCTCAACTTCTAACTGATCGATCATTCCCTTTACATATTGAAACTTTCTCGTAAACCTACGACGATATGAACGTGTCTGTTCACGGGCTTCATTGATTTCATCCTGTTGGGAAATCCATTGAAAAGCTGGCGGAACGGGGTAGAAACCTTCATCATTTTCATCCCAACGGAGATCAACAAATGGAAGTCTTTCGATATCAGTTTCCCAAAGTGGCTGATTGAAATATTGGTCGAGAAAAAGAAGTCTCTTCTTTGAAACCATATCCCAAATATGCCAAATCTTCGAAAGTTTCCCATCTGAGTCTCCTTGAAACAATTCGGGACGATTTTGGCGATCAAATGTATCACCAAGAATCCCGCTACTAAAATCAGCAGCTACAGATCCGCCTTCGTACCCCTTTGGCCATTTAATGCCTTTAGTGTTTCGTAATTCCCTAGTATATACGAAGTCGTAGTAACCACACCACTCGTGGTCATTAAGATCAATAGCCTCAGAAAGAGCAACCCGGAAGCGTTTAGGGTTAATCCTTTTGATATAGAATCTTTCATTGATCGGAACTTCGTCATCTTTAATGACCTTATCCCTTTCTTCTGAAATATCCGTATCATCCCAAGACTTCAACTCAGGAATTTCTTTCTGGGGATTTCTCCAATCAGCAGCATACCCAACTTCGATCATCCCGAATGAGCTAAAAGAATCTTTTGCAGCACGTTTGACATGCTTCGCAAAGTTCATGTTCTTGTTCTGAACAATGGTATTCAAAACATCCTGTTTGATCGCCGCCGAACGCATTGCAAGATCAAGATCCCACCCAGAACCATCCCAGGGCTCAGGGGTAATGATAAAAGATGGTTTTTGAAACAAAAACGTGGCAAGTTTGATCTTCAGAGTTGAGTTGAAAAGATTCAGTGTATAAGGATTGTAGTTGATTGAGTTGAAATCCTTTTTATATTTCCACTGAAAACCACGCATGTACTCACGCAGAACTTCACAACGATACTTGGATTCCCAAGTTTGATAGTATTTTTGCCCATTTAGGATTCTACGTGCCCAAGGACAATTTTGATCGGTAGTGAAGTTTATGATTTCAGCCATTTTCAAACCTTATTGAACTGAACCCGCAACGGGAACTTGTGAATTTCTCATTTGGAGCAACATATTGTAGTATGCAAAACTGTTCTTTGGCGGCCGGCGACGGGATTCTTGTGGCTGAGTTCCGTGCATAGCAACAAAATATCTTATACAATCATAGGCATGATCGGTGATTGAGTCTTCCCGTTCATCTGAATAGAAGCTCTTTCCTTCAATCTGGCCTATGAGTTTTTTCCTCTGAGCCCCGATTTGAGAAATTGCGTGCTGGCAGCCATTCGGGTATTCCGGAGTTTTCTTGATGAAATAAATCCCAATTGCAGGTGTCTCACCGGAAACGGGATGCTTGAATCGGAGTGATTTCTTCAACAGTTCGTTGATTCTATTTCTAGTTGCAAATTCATTGTTGTCTGCCATTGTCCAGAATAATGCCGGAACGGGATTCCCAAGATCATCTTTGAGATCATCGGACATATATTCTTTTCGAACAGACCAAAAACCGCCATCTTTCTGAGCTGTGGTCTTCTGAATTTGAGGATCAGCGTAGTTTCCAGAATACTCCTCATTCTCAGAAAGATCATGAATTGCTTTTCTGTGACGGGATATCACCTGCCCGGGAACATAGTATTCACGATAGCAAATATATATTCCATCAATGGCAGCAAACCAAAGACAACAAGTAGGAGCAGAATCGCCATGATCGAGAACCCGAAAAAGATTACCCTTACTTCGTATTCGTTCAAGCAACTCTTCATTTGGTTCGAGAATTCCACTCTTGTCAAGAAAGTGGATTGCGGCAGATGATCGCCCCCATTTCCCAAGAACATATTTGTCAACCCATTCTTGGTCTTTTGTAAGGGCCTCATCATATGTTTCTCGCGAACCAAGAGTTTTGTCCCATTCACCTTCTGTATAGAAATAACCTTTCTTGCGATCAGGGGAATCAGGATGATACTTTCGATAGATATAGTGAAATTCAGTATCCGGATTTGTGAGTAGCATCCCATATGATGGAACAAGAGGTTTATTGGAAATAGGATCCCTTGGCCAATCAGGATTCGCTTCTAACATTGCATCAGGAACAATTGCACCATCCCAACGCCCAAGTCGGGCATCGAGAATATCCATCGTTTTTTCGTCTGTTTCTTCCGCCTGATCTACAAGATAACTATTTACTTCAAGACCACGAAGTGTTTTTTCATCAACTTTGTCAAGATGGAGCCAATAAATAAGGCTACTGTTCGTCAACGATGTTACACCATCTTGCTCATTGTGGGATGCAATCAATTCCGAAGGGCACATCTTCAGGAAAGTCTGCATCGTTGTAATCTTCAGGTCTTTGTATGTCTGGCGGGCGATCGCCATTCGGTAATTCGGAAATGACATCAACAGTGTCAAACATTTCAGACACCCACAAAAGGACTTCCCATTGTTAAAAGCCCCAGAGAAACACTGATTTCTTGCGGTAGAGTAATAAAACTCTTTCTGTGCCGGATTCCGGAATGAGACTTGTAAATCCATTTCAACCAATTCCCAGCATCATTGGGTATGAGCCAACACCCGAAATAGGGGAAAATGCACTGATAGAAGGAGGGTTATTTTGGTTACTGTATCTTGTAGCTATACGATCTGCTGAACTAAAAGCATTTTCAACACAGATTTCATCTATTAAGCCATTTAAAAACCACCTTCCCGCGCCAAATGGATCCCCGCCGACTTGCAATGGTTGAGTATTTGTATAAATTGGCCCTGCAAAAGCTGTGGAATTTACTAATGTACCATTTACATAAAGATACATGGTAGAACCGTCCCAAGTTCCAAGTACATGAATCCAAGACCCAGTGGGTGCATTTACTGAATCGCTAATTTTTGTTGTTGTAAATGCAGCACTCGATAGCTGAAATGATATTTTATTTGTATTTCCAAAACTAGTTCCAACCGATAGACCATAAGCAGGATCATCAACTCCGCCGGTAGCCTTGGAAATAATAACACCATCTGTTGTAGCATTTAAGAAAACCCATGCACTAATAGTAATGTTACCTGTTATATTTAAGCTTGATGAAGACGCAAGATTAAAATAAGCACTTCCAGAATTAAACCCACTAGCAGCACCATCGATCTTTCCAGCTCCAGCCACAACTAAATGATTTGTGCCACTATTTGAGTTTCCGGAAAAATCCGCTAATGCTAATGAACTTCCATCTGGCAGATGTAAATTTGCTACTGTATTACTAAATTCTGACCCAATTGAACCACCCTGATAATTCGTTATTAGAGAGTTTCCAATACTAACATATATTGTGAACCCAGCACTATATGAAGGTATTTTTACCCAAACCCAAATAATACCATTTGTAGAATCCCAAAAATCAATACCCCATGACATCAAAGATGAGATTGCTGAATCTGTTGATAAAACAAAATCCGCAGGAACTGTTTGCGTTAGCCCAGTATAAATTCGTGTTGTCGAATTCTGAATTGCCCCTCCTGTACCGAGAGAAGCTAATTTCAAGAGAGGATCACTACCTTTTATAAGAAAAGTAATATTCGCATGGGGGCCACCTGTCGGCGCAGGAACTGTTACCATCGCTTGATAACTGTATCCCATCTTATTTGTAGAAAAGATTCACAACAACTTCATTTGCAGCAGGAGCGCCTGTATCGTTATCTGCAACTCCAGTTGTGATGCCAAGACCAATTGCAGTCGCAAAAGAAATACCAGAAGTAAATTCGGCTGCAACCATACCTGAACCAGATGAGTTTCCCGGTATCATCAAAGTAATTTGGGGCGTCGTAGTTCCAACTGTTGGTGCAGAATTGTTATAAATCTTTACAAAACGGGGCGAGGCATTTGTATTCGTGATTGCCCAACCATAAAGTTGTCCAGTTGAAGCTTTTACTGAAATCCCAGTTGTATTGTTTGCTGAAAGAGTTCTAGAAGTCAAAAGTCCCCCAGAAGTGATGGGCTGAATATTTACAGTAAGGGCACCTGTGACCTGATTCCAAACAGATGATAGAATTTTCCCAGCGAGATCCCGAACATATCCTGCGAGATCCATTGACAAGAATCCCCGAAATCCTTCAGAAAACGTAGGATCTGTAGCAGTAGCAACTGCAATCGGGTGAATCTGATCGGGACTATTGTTTGGCTGGCCAGCGTTTCCCATTTTGTTTTATTCTATTGAGAAATCAGGATTGTTCCGATATGCTTCAGCTTCTACTGAATTGGGATGCACACGTCCGACAATGTGGTTTGTATGAATGTTGCGAACCGTGAGGAAATCCGGGGCATGTTTTTGAACAACTTCAACCATCACCCCATTAGGGCCTTTCATAATGGTTTCCATTGCTTCAGGCGAAAACTCAATATCTTTTGGAACATACTGTTGCTGCCGACATTCCTGTCTATAAGTATTCAGGGTATCCAACAACGCAAGAGTTTGTGAAGAAAGGATCTGAATCCTATTCTCAGCTTTTTTCAGCATTTCGTACAAGTATGCCGAAAAGCAGGTCAAGACTCCAAGTACAACTAAAACTATAATTAACATTTCTTACATTTCCTTACGGGGTTTCACTTGAGCAGTCTCGAATTTCTTGAGCATTTTGCTTGCTGCCTTGTTGGCCAGTTCCCCGTTTCCGGAACATTTCTCATGTTTTGTAGAACCACAATTTGGGCATTTCATTTGACTTTATTTAACCTCGGGTTTTCTTTTTTAGCTTTTGTAGAAGCATGGCGGGATGCCGAAGCCAAGATTGCACCAGCTGCTTTTTTAGAAAGATGCTCTTTTGAAGCAATTGATGCCTGTGCGGCTTGAAAGCCGGGATGTTTTGAACTCATTCTTTCTCCTTCAAAAGATCCACAAGTGGAACAGCTTTTATTTCAACAGAACCCTGTTCCACTAGTTCTTTTACTGCTTCTTTCTTTCCTTCATGATGTGCAAGTTCCCGCGTCCGGGCGAGAAGTTCATCCATTCTACCATTTACCATTTCTTTTACTTTATCGGTTTTGCCACTAGTCCGGAGTACCGAAATCAAAGTAGCAATTGATATAATGATAGAAGGTGCTGAGGTAATCAAAAGATCCCCCAACTTTACAACTTGATCGGAAAGAAGAAGCAGAGGAACCATTAAACTGTCCTATCCTTTTGGAATTCCCGCTGAGATACATCAGATGGGCCTTCCGAAGAGTGTGACTTTTCATCTTCACTGAGATCAGAAAAGAGAGGGAATACCCAAATGTTCTTGTATCCCATAATAGTGCCATGTTTGAAAGCTCGGTTTCTCGCTGACCTGAGGTCCCCCCGATGTTTGAAACCCTTGATCCGAAACGGGACGACCCCATCCCGAAATGTCATAATATATGCACGTTCGTCTTGTGTTGTTTGTTGAACTTTGTCAACCACTTCAGTTCCCATAGTCTTGATTTTCCTTTTTCTTGTATATATACAAAAGTGGCCCAGCAGATACATTAACCTACTGGGCCTACTATAAACTTCTACTTTTTGACCAGGTGCGTCGCTTGAGAGTTGGGGTTTTACTCGCCTCTCAGAGCTTCTTCAATTCCGTTTTGGATTCGGTCCATTGAAACGTAAAAAGGTTTCTTTGCAACGGAGATATTCAATTCATTGTTGTCAGGAGTGAAAATAGCAGTTGCTTCAACTCCGTGGCCAGAAATGGAATATGAACCATCTGCGTTTGGCGTCACGTTTGTATCGTGTGCTTTCAGATTTGAGATCAATCCTTCAATCTGATGTTCATAAACGGGATAAATCTTCATGACTGACCGCCGTCCGGAATTCCAGAAACCACGGCATCTGCAACTTGTGCAACTTGCTGTGCTTCTTTGGCATCACCCGGATCAACAATTTGAACAATTGCAGGCCCAATCGTGATTGCAGCTTTCAGAGACAAGAGAAGAATTTCAAGCCATGATTGGTGACTTGGGTGTGCAGGGTCCGAAACGGGAACAAGGGTTGTTTGAGACATTCTGGTCCTTTCTATAAAACCATTTGTTTTAATGCATCTGACACAAGGGCAGTTTCTGGGAGATTCAAACCCTGACAGACAAACTTCAAATATTCATCAGTATCATTTTCTGACGGAGGGGCAAAAATATGAATCATCTCCTTCAACGTCAGACCACGGGATGCGTAAAGTTCAAGTTGTCGTTCCCCATCGAGAATCCCGTTTTCCAGGGAATCTTCGATACCAATCATTCCGTCCCATTTGTGAATATGTGGGGCATGTTCGAGATCAAGGGGATTATTGTCACGAGTTGGTTTCGTTCCGGGGATTCCAAAACCTTCCCGTTTTGACATGAGTTGAAAGAGTTTTGTCATGCCGCTGACTTTCTAGGAACCAGAATTGGGTTAATCTTGGGACTATTGTTTCCAGCGGGAAGATCCGACGGAGATGTGAAAACAATATTGAAACTCGGGGGCGGAGCAGCTTGCTCTTTCAATACACCACGAAGTTTCAATGCAGTTTCAATTGCACGAAGTTTTACTGCTGAAGTATCCGCGCCAAGTGCAACATCACCAAGAAGACCAATTGTTTCCTTTAGTGATAAACCTTCGTTGTCGAGATGGGATTGTACTGTGTCATCTTGAGCATCAGGATCTTTTACAATTCCCGCTTCCCGAAGTGCGGCTTGAACATTGTGAGAAATGAGGGGCATTTGGTTTTACTTTACTGGTTTTTTCAAGTCTTGATTTTTTTCAACATACTTCTGAAATGGGCTTTCCAAAAGTCTTTTCTGCCCATATTCCAAAGTTTCTTTTTGGAGTTGTTTTGTTTTGGAAACGGACATGATAGGGTGATCCCGCTGAGATGGTACCATAGTGTGAGTTTTGACACCAAAATGGTCTAAATGGCTTCCCGATCAACGGGTTAGCATCCCCCGCCGGACGTTACCTCGTTGGACCGCCACTGGCACTTGGTCGATAGAGGAAAGATATCTTTTTTGTTTTTCATATCTTTTTCTTTTCTTGAGTTCCTGTTCCTCTGGAGTCATCATTTTAGAAAGAATAATTTTCCAACGTTCAGATTTCGTCTTTCTCACCGAACCCGTGTCCTCGCCCATTCAAGAGTATTGTGATTCTGGAAGCCACCTTTCAAAACCATGATATCGTGGAAAGTCATTGAATGCACTTTTCGGAGGTTTTCAGCACAACAGCAAAAGAACAAAGTGCGGTTATTGTCTTCAAAAACGGGACCATCCGCCGCAGAGATTTTTTCATGGTATTTTTCTTTTCTTGCCCAATCCCGGAACTCTTTGATAGAGTGTGAGACGACGACTACCCTTTTTGGGCTTTGTTCAGACATTTTGGCGTTCCTCTATCATACTATTAAATGACCCAATCAATTCCCAAGTTAACTTTGTTCTTTTACGTTCTGGAATCACTCTACCTGCTTTTGAAATCATTTCACAGAGTTGAATCCAACCTTCATTCGATAAAAAATCATCTAGTGAGGCGGAGATTTTATGGTCCTCACAAATCTCTAAAGATAAAATCGTTCTAATTGGATCATTGCAATTGTATTTGTATGGCGCGAATAAAAGTAAACTTGGGTGATATTTTGCATCGTTAGAGCATCCCGTTTTGTCACATTTTCCATTCATTTAGTAAACCCTCGCATATTCATACTTGTCTCTTATGTTCCTATTGAAATACTCACCTTTTGACCCGGAAACCTGAAAGGCTGCAACCTCATATACTGGAACGTCATAGTATTCCCATTTTCCAAGTTCCGGGTTCGAAAACGTGATTTGCAGAGTCCCCTCAACGGGATCATAGTTTATATTTCCAATGCATTCTGATTTTCCTCCAGTAAACCGGCCGTGTACCCTTACTTGTTTTTTCTCACGAATGAATGGATTTCGGAATGACATCTTTCACGTTCTGGTCCTTTCTTCTGGAGTCCCGTTTTGGCCGTAGGAAACCAGAAATCTATCATTTCCCTCATTCTAAAAAGAGGCACCCTTTCAAATTCACCATGCCCAGGAAATAGCACCATTTGCCTGGAAAACGTGACGACCTGACCTGTGTGGATGATGGTACCAATTTTCTTCCACTTTCGAAGTTCCAGGTATTTCAATATATGTTCTTCACCGAGTTCATCATCTTCAGTTGTCATTCATACTCCTACAAATAGTGATCTGTATACTTCTTTCTGTGTGAACCACTAGCCCGAGTACTAGTACTTTTGGGGGATGGGTACCCTTTGGAAACGGGACTAAAGTACTATTGGTACTGGATGGTTGATTGTGCTAAGATTGTAGGTAGTGTATCTTGTATGGAAGATTGGAAACCAAGAAAATGACAACTAGAGAATTTATTGAAAATCGTGGCGACCAAAAGATATATTCCGGTAGCCTCATTCAGTCACTTATTTCGGATCTTTGGGAAACAATGGATTCAAATATGGAAAATATTAAAGGCATCCTAATTTTACGCCACGCGTCAAAACATCTGGAACGTCTTGAACGTCTTGAAAATTGGTATCACAATCAGGACAATGGTGAATAATGTTTGCCCAGACAACCAAAAAGCCCGGCGGGGATTTCTCCAAACCGGGCTTCCGAGTTTTGCGCGAGATGTTCAGTTTTAGGCGGCGGCGGACTTCTGAAGACCCGTCTTGATCGCATCGTTGGACTTGATCATATCAAGAGCGCTGGACTTCGCAGCCCGTTTTTCATCCTTAGACATGGACTTGGCGTATCCGAAAACCGTTTTCGCAAGCGTGAGGACCAGTGAATTGACTTTCGTAGTGTCTGCCATTTTGCCGGAAAACTCGCCGTTTACTTCGTCGGTCGGTTCACCGGAATCATCAACCTTATAAGTATGCCACGGCTCGCTGTTCGTTTCGATCGCGGCTCGTTCCGCAGACCGGAGACCATCATTCATGATTTCCAGAAGTTTCGCGGTATCGTTTCCGACGCGGGCGAGAACTTCAGCGGAGTTTTCCGCCGGAACGAAATCCGGAACGATCTTTACGAGTGTGACTTCGTCCATCGTATCGAGGTCAAAAACCGTCTTGGTAATCGGAGACTGCTTGATTGCTGTAGCCATTTTCTGTTCAACCTTTTTTCTCACTGAGAGTATCGGGGCGTGGTCTTCGTTCCTTCCGTCCGCCCGATCTAAGACTAGGATAGCATGGTTTCGGGGAATGTCAATAGTGGAAACGAAAAAAGTTGAAGAAATCTATAAAGTGCAACTTTTGCGATGGAAGGGGTACGATTGAAATCGTAGGGGTTTTTAAAACGGGGGTTTGCCTGAGCCTCACCACACGTAGCGACGTTTCACCACGGAAGGAACGGGGGTAAAGTCTTTAGAATCAACGGGTTGGAAAGAAAAATCCGTCGGGGAGGGTCTATGCCATATGCTCGGGGGGCCCTGATTCTCTATGTGTATATACTCTATATATATAATAATAAAAGACTTAACCCCTCAAAAAACACACCCAGAAGTGAGTCAAAAAATCACCAACGGATTGAGCAGTAAAGTCTTTAAAATCAACAACATACAGACGGCAGCTCTCAGACACAGGGGGGTGGGTTGGATAGGTAGAGAGGGGGTCCGCGCTGCCGACCTCTCTAACAGGCTGAAAACGCTGGGAAAACGGCTATTGACAGCGTGGTCAGACGTGGTATACTGACTGTGGGTCGTGGTCCAGCCGTGGCACAGCCAAGCGCCAGACGGCGACCCCAACGATCCGATCAAAAAAGTTCAACAAAAAAAGATAGGTAAAAAAATGAAAAACTCAAACGAATACATCGGACCCTTCCCAAGAAAAAAGCATTCACACAAATGTCCCGGTTTGGGGTGTAAAATTCGTGGTCAAGAGCGCCCCGTTGCTTGTTATAAAACACAATGCACAAAACCGTCGAAAACACTTTGTGCATCATGTAGACAAGACATGGAGCGCCCCTGATGCCCCTCTTCTACTCGACTCCCGAATTGAAGGAAATCCGCGAGGTCTACAGGACCTTCGGAATCACAAACTCCGCTGTTCTTGACCAGATTAAGATTGCCATTCAGGCCAGTCATTTCGATTCCGATGCAATTGAGGAAATCACAGATCTGACAGAACAGTACGTGAGTCTGGCATCCCGCGCGGAAACCCTTCTGCCATATTCGCTGAAGACCGCAATCGACAAAACCAAGAAAATGTCAGAAATTCATGAACTTGCGAAACTGAAGCGGAAAGCGGTGTCGGCATGAGCGACGTGAGCGTCAAACACCATCCCGATTGCCTCTCACATATTGGGCTTCCATGTAGCTTGAATTGTGGGGAAACTGTTGAAAAACAGGAAACCACTGAAGCCCACACGCTTTGCACTCCAGACTGTGTCCCCGAATTTGCCATACATTCCGCAGATTGCAAAGCCCACACAGCCTCTCACATTCGTGAAGAAAAAATCGACTCACTTTTGACGGCCATCTCAATCATACAGCATGCAACGGTGGAAGCCGAGAACGAACCACTCGGTCACGTTTGTCTCCAGTGTTCCAAGGTTTTCAAGACCGACGAAATAAAAATCACCCTCAAAAAAGGTTTTGTCTGCCTTTCCTGCGCATCATGTGAAACGTGCTCCGAAGATATGAATATCTCGGAAATGAATTTCTGTATGGAGAATGAGACTCCATTTCAGCACGCCAGATGCCGGATGAAAACCAATCCGATCAAGATCGCCGTCACTGAACAGGAACTTCAACTTCTGAACCTCTGCCGTCTCATCATTGTTCCCGACGTGGATGTTTCCCTTGAGACAAACGTGAATACCGCACGTCTTCATCATGGTCAGCTTTGGGAAACAATGACACTTGAACAGAAGTTCCTTCACACACAAATGATGGAAACTGTTTACAGTGCTGCGTACATGGCGTTGAAAAAAGACCCAACAGAGGTGAAAAACAAACTTCGGGAACGGGACAACAAACGCACCCATGAAGCTCATGAGCAAGCCCGCAAAGATCGAATGACCCAACTTCCGACGGAACGCAAGAAACTCGCCAATCAAGATAAATTCATGAATGGTATGTTGGCGTCTGGCGTTACAAAGGAAAAAGCCATAGAAATATGGAAATCCCAAGGCCGTGTGTGGGTTGAGTGAAGGGGGAAACTGACATGAACTTCGCAATCATTCTCATTCTCGCAGGAATTGCCTTGATCTTGAAGGGGACCATCAAATGAAACTCTCAGCCTCATGTCCCGTTTCCGGTTGCGGAAAACCTCTAGAGTTGCTTTCTGAGATTCCCGTTTCGGAAACTGAATTTCTGACAACGTACAAGTGTGGGCATTCTCTGATTGTCACAAAAAATCAACTTGTTGCCACTTCAGACGTTGACAACGAGCCCGAAACCTATCGCCTCAGTTCCTGCAAAGGTGATAAACTCGCACGGGACTACCAACATGAAGCAGTGGAGTTTGTACGAAAGTCAAATTTCAATTGTCTCATCGCGGACCAAATGGGGCTCGGGAAAACCATTGAAGCACTTTTAGCTCTTGCTTCCGAATATGAAAACCGAACACCTTGTTTGCTTCTGGTAAAATCCGCAACTCTTTGGCAGTGGATATCCGAGTACAAAGCTTGGGGTGATCCACTTCCATCGGGGATCTTCCCGATTGAGGGCTCAAAATCATGGATTCCACCGGGATTCAAAACGTACATTTGTCCAATGGATACGTTTTCCAGAATCATTTCATCCGAATCAGGTGCTCAGAAACTTTTGGATTTTGGTTTCAAATGCCTGATTGTGGATGAAGTTCATTCCTTCAAAAACGCATCATCCAAGCGTACGCAAGCCCTGATTCAGTTCATTAAGAAAATCTCTCATCGGGAAATTGAACGTGAAGGAACTTTCAACTGTAACCTTTGTGGCAAACAGTGGAAAGAAACAATCAAGATTGAAGTCGATGTTTCGGTTTCTGTTCAATCAGCCTATTCCTACCATCGCACACATTGCCCAGCATGCGGAACTTCACTTCAACAGCGGACTGACAAACTCATATCCGACGAACGTGAAAAACTAGACCGCATGGGTCTGATTTTCCTCAGCGGGACTCCCGTTAAAAACCGTGCCGATGAGTTTTTCGTCCCGTTGAACATTCTCGCACCTGAAAGATTCCCCTCTCTTGATCGGTTTCGTCGGGCTTGGCTTGCACAGGATGAAAAGGGAAAATGGTCAAAAATCCAGCCATACCGTCTTGACGAATTTCGCAGAGTTCTCGCACCATTCATGATTCGGCGGGAACGCAAAGACGTTTTGACCGATCTTCCAAAGTTCCAGCGGACTTTCACTCTCATCTCGATTGAAGACCCAAACATGAAAGCCGCATACAATCGGGAAATCGACAAACTCATTGAAAAAGATTCTGCCAAAGGTTCCGATCTTTCAGCGTCCGATATTCAAGAGAATATCATGGTCATGCGTAGGATCATCGGGATGGCAAAAGTTCAACATGCTGCCGACCGTATTGAAGAGTTTCTCGAAGATACGGAAGATGACAAGATTGCAATCGGTGTGCATCATCATGCCGTGCGGGATGCTCTTGCGTATGAACTGCAACAAAGGAAAGTCCATGCAATCCGTATTGACGCCGGGAAAGACATTCAGTACCACGTAGATCAATGGAAACACAAACTCCACAATCGAGTTGCAATCTTGTCTCAACTTGGTGGTGGTGTTGGCCTGAATCTCCAGTTCTGCCATGATCTTCTGAATTGTGAACGTCAATGGAACTCAGCCGATGAAGAACAGCTTGAAGATCGTTTCAATCGTTTTGGGCAAGAATATCCCGTTACGGCAGAATATCTAGTGGTAATGGGAACGATTGATACGTGGTTCAGTAATATGGTGGAAGAAAAAAGGATCATCTGCGGGGAGACGTTCGGGGTGAATTTTGATCCGATGGCGTCGCAAGAAACCATGAAAGACATGATCCAGTGGGCCATAGTGAATAAGCTGTGAGGAAAACATGATGAGAGTTCAAATAGTCAATGTAAGCCCATTTGGTTTCCACCCTAAATATACATACATATTTTACAATGAATATTTAGGAAAAACAAAAGAAGGATTTTCAATGGTTAGACCAACAAGTATCAATTGCACTATCGCCGAATGGCTCGAAGGAATTCATGAGTTTACTTTATGAGAAAACAAAACATCATCGCTGACCGTTCCATGTTGGACGAAACCCAATGCTACAATTGCAAGTCCATTCTGACAACTCCACAAACATACACCTTGATCCTACCGGGTGACGAAACTGCGCTTTTAAAGGATACAGATGATTGTGGCGGGATATGTTTTGGTTGCCTGAAGGAAAAAGAACGTGAACTTTATGAGAGGAAGGTAGTGTTGTGACCTCAGACTTCATTTCCACAGAAACCGAATATATCATCGACGCTGGCCGAATCCACTGTAAGGTCAAAGTCGATGATATTACAAATACGATCACCGACGGCGGGCATTGCCTTGGGAAATTCAATGGTGCAAGTTTAGATACTTTACGATCGTGGCTTTACAACAAAGTTGACAAGACATATACGATCAAAAGACAAGGGAAACTTGGGGAGAACGTGAAATGACAAAGCAAAAGATGAAGGAAGTTTTTGAAAAGGCGAAGAGTAGGTTTGAAACCTGTAAATGGTACCAAAAAGGGCAAATTCCAGATAGTAATGACTGTGAATGTGCTTTTACAGCGATTTTACGATATTGCCCTGATCCTGATGAAGTTTCACTATTCTTTACCAAAGTAAACAAAATCCCTAAAATGGGCTATTGCTTTGGCATCCCGGCTTGGAACGATTCGACTGAAAGAACAAAAGATGATGTTTTAAAAGCCTTCGATAAAGCAATTGAGGCGTGTGGAGTGGAAGGGTAGAATAGAAATCGAAGCAATTTGAAAAAAAGAAAAGGATAAGATTCCGATATGAAAGTATACACAGAAAAAGATCAAGGTAAATGGGGGCACAATTGGTTTTTCTTGCCTAATCGAGATTTCAAGAAAATTACAGGGCACATAACACCATTACCACAAATACGTGATGAGCTTCATGTGAAAATGACTTCTTCGAATCACAAAAATGGAACCATGCGGTAATCCCCCTGATATGTTTTTTGCAGATGTTAAGTTTATTGGATATCAATGAAAAAGGATAAGATTCCTATGGCCCAACAAGAAAAACTTGAAATAGTTTTAAAATTAAGAAAAGTTGACTCTAACGAGTTAGACAACATTATTAAAGATTACCTACGTAAGAAAGGATTTGAAGATTTAAATGTAAATCATGTATCATTTACCAAAAAAGGTGTATCAATAAAGGTTACACAAAAATGAGCAACAAGTTCACCCTCATCGCAGATTCCACACAGCTCGCATCTTTTGGGGATTGCCCTGAACAATGGAATCTCGCGCACCAAGAAAGACTTGAGAAAAAGGACCAAAACCGAAAAGCCATGAACATGGGCTCATACGGGCATGTTCTTCTGGAAAAATACTACAAGTCCCGTGCAAGTGGGGAAAACCAGAAAAACGCTCTTGAATCCTGTCTCGTGATTGACCCTGACCCATATCTTCAACTCACCTTGGAAGAAAAACTTCTGATTCGGGATAAGATCACAATGTATGTTTACACGTACACTATGAATGATTTCATCCCGCGCGACCCGGAGTCAGTGGAACTTGGATTCAGCCGGAAAGTTTTCGAGGATGATTCCAGGATTTACATTCTCGAAGGAAAGCTTGACAAATATCAGCATACACCATCCCTTGGAACATATAATGGGATGACTTCGATCATGGATCACAAGTTTCAAATGAAACGCCATGATCTTTATGAAAAAAGACTTCAATTTCGGAACTACGCTTGGGCTACAAATAGTAACCTTTTTGTCATCAACTATATTCGGATGACCAAGAAAAACGACGAAACGACGTTCGTTCGGAAGACCGTCCCGTTTTCCAGTCTGGAACTGCAACTTTGGGAACAGCGATTGATCGGGATGTTCCGGAAAATGGAAGTTGCCATTCGACTTGCAAATGGTGAGTATGGAAAACCTGAACCATATGAACATCGTTGGTCATCATGTGAGAACAAGTATGGGTATGCTTGTGCTTACACAGATATATGCGAGTGTACAGACCAGTTTACCCTTAATATGGTCAAAGAAACTAAATACGTCAAGATTCAACCCTGGGCACCTTGGTAGAGAAACCGTATTTTCTCAACTCATGGATCGCAGACTTCGACAATGAACTTTCTCACGCTGAGTTTATGCAGTCTGCAAGATTCAACGAAATGAATCAATATCACAATTGCATTCAAGGCGGAAAACTTGGATGGAAAGAAGGGGCTGACTAAAAATGACCGATCCCGCGATTGTCTACAAAATCACTGTTTCAACAGCAACAAAATATGTCCCAAAGTCAACATTGGATGAAATTTCAACAATTCTCCAAGATGCCTTTGAAAAGATTAACAACATTGATTCAATAACATCGGTTTTTCTGGAGAAAGAGGAAGAATAGAAATGTACAATCCAATCGAAAAAAAGCAATACACGAAAATTGAGACTCAGCAAAATCTCACGATGTTGGCAAAAACCCTTGATCTTGTTCTCAACGGGCCGGTGGAAAATATCGAACAAAAGATGAATGGGTTTGTTCTTTTGATCTTCCCGTTTGGGCAGCCAGAAGGTGAACAACGTGCAAACTACATTTCTAACGCAGATCGTGAAGATATTATTGCAATGATGAAAGAGTTTATTGCTCGGTCGGAAGGGAGGATGGTAGAAAGTGGCGCAATTCCCCCTCAATAGGGCATCCCGTTCAGGTCGTGCAATACCCTGGAAACCAAAAAACCCAATTTTTCCATCGACATATCTTCAGATTCTTTTCGATGATCTTGGATATGATCGGCTTCACAGAAACGACAGACTTTCGTTAGAGTTCAATCGCCCGATAAAGTTTCTTGACGAACTTGATGAACAAGAGACAAAGCAAATGATACGAACCCTTAGGGTTCAGAAATATGGGGAGGAAAAACCGTGACAATTCACAAACAAGGCAATGAGTTTATTCTACAATGTTCCGAAAAAGAAATATCTTGTATTGCATGCGGGCTTGCTGGGAACTCTGAATTTATGAGGCGGGGTCTCGATGGATTGAGAAGTGTCCCAGTTCGTAAAATTACATGGCAACTGATTGATATGTCTGAGAAACTTGCTTCAAGCTTGATTCAATCTTTAGTAACTGAGGAGAAAAAGCATGAGCCAGTCGAAAATATTTGAAACGAAATTTTACGGAGTTACTACAGAGGAAGAGGCATTAAAAGCATTTTTAATTGATAATGACCTTGAGTACTATCTTGCTGATGCCCCAAATGGAGATGCAGAAAAAAATTTCAAGGTCACTATCACCGTTGAGGAAATTCCGTCATGAGAGGAAAGCGCGTCAATGCTTTGAAAAAATCGTTTCAAGAAAAAACTGGTCTGGCCCCACATCGCTCGATTTTTGATAGACATAAGATGATGGTCAAACGATCTTCAGCAATCACCAAAGAAAATCCCGAAGGCATCGTTCAACTTCAGTCAATGGTTCTTGTCACCAACTCCGTTGTCCGCAAACTCAAGAAAGGATACAAAAATTGCCCTTCGTCACTAAAATAAAACTCTCAGATGGGTCTTCCCAAGTTATCAAAACTGAAGAAGAACTGGAAATCACACCGGAAGTCGGGGGAATGGTTCGACTTGTTTATATGGATAAAGAACCTACCCAAAAACAAGTTCTTATCCGGACTGATCTCGTAACTGCAATTTCAGTAGAAGTAGGAAAGGCCGAGGAAGCCCCACAAGATGAATCCTGAAGAATTTAAGAAAACCCATCTTGTTCATTCCTACGTTCGTTCACACAAAACGGATGATGGAACGAAAACAATTTGGAAATGCAACCATCCACTTTGTCAGCATACTGTGATCGTCCCGAATCGGAACAGGTCTATACTGATTGGGAAAATGACACTATGTCCAGAGTGCGAGAAAACTCAATTCATTCTAACGTCGAAAGACCTTGATCGAAAACGGCCACTGTGCCCGGTTTGCAGAAATCCAAAGATCACTGAAGAAACTAAAACAGTTGTCAACGATGCTTTGAAAGGAATATTTGGGGAGGGGAACAAATGATATTGGCAGAAAAAGAAATTGTGAATGCTTGGGAGTCGATACCCCTGTGCAAAGATGACAAGTGTGATGTTTGTCTCAACTCAAAAGTAATTGCAAATAGTGATTTTTTCACGTATCTTATGGTCCAATGCCTTTTGAATCCCTTGGTCATCCCGATGGTGATTTCAAAGGCAATTCTCGTTGGAATTGCAATTGCTGAAACAAAGAAACTTGAGGAGATGGTAAAGTGACCAGCTCAGACCGCTTGTTGATCGCAAGTAAAATGATCGTGAACGCAATGGATGATCTTGCCCGACTTGGAGTTGATGCGCCTGTTTTCTTTGGAATGGGGCAGGCTCTAAACTTCAACTATTGCGTTCTTCGGAAGATTCCACCATCTGAGATTCCAAAGATTGTTCCGATTGAAATGATGAAGTGGATTCGGGAACAACCAATTCCGGGAATGGATAGTGTTCGTATGGCGTCGAATAAAGAAATTGGAAGGTTGGTGCAGTGAGATGGAAAAATCAACATACGATATTTGTATGAGTCTAGTAAATAGACACAAAGAGTTGAAAAATGTAGATCCTGAATACGAACGTCAAGACACCGAACTCTACAACAGTCTTGACGAACTTGAAATAGCAATGAAAAAATTTAACGAAGATTTTGGGGGTCAAAATGCCAAATCTTGAAAATCTTTCTCCCGACGGGAAATTCATGGGATTGTTTATCGGGCGTTCCGGTACAGGCAAAAAAGCAGCTGTTGCATCATTTCCAAAACCAATCCTGTTTCTCGATTTTGACGGCCGTATTCGGGGACTCACAGGATGCCCTTGGATTGAGTTAAAGGGTCTTGGGGATGTTATTTCATTCCCACCAAAACCCAAAGAAAATGACTACATCTATCAAAAGGTCAACAACGAACTTGAGAAAATCCAAGGTCTTGTGAATGTTGCATCTTGCCCATACAAAACGCTTTATGTTGGTTCTATAACGGGATCAGCTTTTGCGTTTCTACAAGATGCAAGTATTCTTACGCATCAAGGAAACAAGGGTTCAAAACTTGGTCCGCTTTCAATGACAGGACCACAAGATTATCGGTTTCAGAACAATGCCGCGAAACAAATGTTGGCATTTCTCCGTTTCCTTCGGGAACATCCAACAGGGATTCCGAATATTATTGTTGGTGCCCACGTTATCAATCGTTGGGGGAAACCGGGAACATCTGAAGAAGAGGTGGAAAAGAAATCCGAAGCGGGATACGATACTGCAAAGATCATCAGTGACGCAAAACAGGAATTCCAGTATGATTCCAATATTGTGATTGGGGAGAAACTATCCCTTACTGAACAACTTGCGGAGGACATCCCGATTTACTTTGACCATATCTTTAAGTTTGAAAAAGAAATGGTTTTGGGGAATCCCGAGCCGCAGCATTTTGTGCAGTTCCGAAGCGAGATTGCCAGAACATCATTTGCGAAGCTCCCTAATGGGAGGATCAATATCACTGGAAAACCTTTCTACGAGGGAATGATGCGCCTTGCGGGATTCGAGGTGAAAGGGTGAGAGAAATTGAACCAAATATTTATCTTGTTGAAGACCTCACTGGGCTTGACTCAGAACAAATTTCACATTTGGGCTATTATTTTTCAAATGAGGCCCAAATGATGGAAGGACCGTTTGGGACTATTGAAGAATGTAGGGAGAATTTATCTAATTATGTGAGGGATTTTCTCAAATGAAACTCTATGAAATCCCCGCATTCCCCATTGACGTTGACCTCCCCGCGTCATCAACACAAGCTCTGAAATAAATACTTCAAAAATCAGAGGAAGAAGGAGAAAAGAAGAAGTGGCAACAACAAGACGAGAACTTGAAATACAAAAGGCAGCGATGGGAAAGCTTAATTCAATGGACATTGAAAAATGTGTTCAAGAAAAACCTGAACTTTTCACGCTAACAATCGAAGCTGACAACTTTTCAGCAGAGTTCAATGATCTGGATTCCTATAGAATCACTCAGGTCAAACATGAACTCACACAGTTTTGCTCTTCACTTAGAATCATTGAAAATACGATTACCGTTACCAAACAGGAAAAGGAATAAAGGAAACCAAAATGCCGATCATTCAATTTACCGAATCAGACAAGCTCGCAGCAGTTGTAGCAGACGCCGGTTTTTATCAGGCGGTTGTGAAGGAAATGGATGTTAAAGCTTCCGGAAGTGGGAAGTCTACAAATATCTGGACCTCTTTTGAAATCACTCAGGAAGGAAAGTTCAAGGGTAAGGAAATCAAGTGCTGCTTCAATTCTGAAGTCAACAATGCTTCCATGCTCGGTGGGACTCAGTTCCGGCCTCAGAGTGATGTTCTTGTACTTGCTGCGGCAATTCAGAATGTTCCACTTGACGCAGTTTCACTCAATATCAACACTGATGATCTTTTGCTGAAAGGCTTCGATCTTCAGGTTGGTGTCGATGTTGCAGAAGGTATGCCGGTGAACAATACGGGGAACTTTGTCCCGTTTGGGAAGGCAACTTCGGCAGAAGCTCAGAAAGTGGCGTTCTGAGGTTGATGTAGATTGAAAAACAGCGCGCGAATCTCATCGAAAGATGAATCGGAAAAGGCTACGAAAAGAACATAAGCCGACACTTTCTGTAGGTATCCGTTGTTTATAGCAATAGGCCCGAGAGAAGGATTGAGCGGATATTGGGATACAATTGACCCACCGACGCGCTGGTTTTTTGAAAAGAGAAAAGCTAATGAAAGCAACATATTGTTCTTTGCAGGTTGCATTTCAATATGGGATAGTTTTCGGTATGACGTTTCATTATCATGAAGATATGCCAAATTTGGTTTTATTTATTGGCCCATTCATATTACGATTTTTTAAGGAAATTGAGGAAATCTCGCTTTGATCGTCGGTCATGGTTCTTCCAAACCCTCAATGATGTTCGTGGGGGATGCTCCCTCCGGAGAAGACTTCACAACAAACTATGCCCTCACCGGCTATGTCGGGAATGCCATAAAAGGATACCTACGTCAACATTCACTTTCATTTGAAGATGCTTGGAAAACAGTTCTCATAAAAGAAAAATTCGATATCAAAAAGTACTACAAACAATCCAAGATCAACTGGCCTGAGGTTGACAAAGTTGCACTTCCGTATTTGGAGCAATTGAAGTATGAAATCAACGAAACAAAACCCTTCCTCATCATCCCAATCGGAGAATTGGGCCTGCATTATCTTACTGGGAATAACAGCATTTCTAAGTTTCGAGGCAGTATCCTTCTTACTGAGCCTAATCTCGGAATTTTTCCTCAAATAAAAGTCCTACCTCTCTTGGGTCCATTGTCTTTGATGAAGGACTACAAGATGACGATGATAACAAAATCCATCGACTATGCCAAAATATCTAAATATCTCAATACAAATCCCCCACCAGAAAATCTTATCCGACCTTGGGTTGCAACCAGTGCATCAGAGTTCAGAAACTTCGTCGAACGATCCTACGAAAAATCACCATTTATTGACTTTGATTGGGAAACTTATTGCGGAATACCCGTATGCATTGCATTTTGTTTCGACGGAAAAGAAGCCTGTTGTGCCCCTTTCATGGAGAAATCTATTGAACTCACTGAAAGAATGCTCATGCTGGATATCGTTGCGAAACTTCTTGCATCTCCGAAAGCGAAGGGAAACCAAAATATAAAATATGACTGGAAAATTGCAAACCGATGGGGGTGGAAAGTTGAAAACGTTGTGGACGACACTATGCTCGCCGCAAGTACACTTTACTGTGAGTACAAAAAGAATCTGGGGTTTCTCACTTCCATATATACAGACATTCCCTATTTTAAAGACGAGGGGAAAACTCCGGGTTTTTCTAAAGATCCCAAGAAAAACAAGTTTTATCTTTACTGTGCTAAAGACACTATTGCAAGCTGGCAAATCCGTGACGAACAAGTCAAGGAAGTAAAAATCCTTGGCACTGAATATGTATACAGGAAGTTGGTCGAACTCACGCCTGTATACATGGAAATGGAAAACAATGGAATCCGAATTGACACCGAACAAGCAAAAAAACTCCTTGAGAAGTATGAACTCCTCTTTCATATGGAATCTGTTCGACTACGTACCCTTGCTTGTACTCCTAGCCTTAATCCTCTTTCTTCTGTTCAGTGCAATACGCTGGTTTTTGACCATTTGGGCTTTGATAAAATTCGTGGCGTGAAGGGCACAGATGAAGAATCTTTGCTCTTGTTGCTTGCCTCATCCAAGGATGCCAAACATTCCCCACATTTTGGTAAAGATATTCTCCAGCATCTCTTGAACTGTAGAAAGATACATAAGGTCATCGAGATCCTTGAACTCCCTTTGTATCCGGATGGCCGATTCCGGTGTGAATTCAATCTTGCTGGAACTGCAACGGGTAGAACTTCTGCCGGTGAAACAACTGATGAAATTCTCATTTTCGACGGAATCAACAAGAAAACGGGACAACCAAAGCTGAAGAAGAAAAATCTTGGACACTCACTTCAGACAATTGGGAAACATGGTTTCTACATAAATGGAGTTCAATATGGGAAGGATATTCGCAGTATGTTCGTCCCGTCGCCGGGATACGCTTTTGTGGAAATTGACCTTTCCCAAGCCGAAGCCAGAGTCGATGCCGTTCTTGCTAACAATTTTGAAATCCTCAAAGTTTTCGATGGTCCTGTTGGTATTCATAGACTTACTGGTTCTTGGGTATATGAGTGTGATCCTTCTACGATAAAAAAAGGGACGCTAGAATATCATATGTCAAAGACCGTCCGTCACGCTGGGGAAAGAAATATGCAAGCGGGGCGTTTGATGGCAATGACGCAAAGACCAATGAAAGAATGCGAAAAGATTTTGAAGACATTCCACCAATATCAACCGGAGATCAGAAATGTATTCCACAAAGCAATCACAGCTTGTGTAACTGGAGCAGATCATACTTTGATAGCCCCAAACGGGAGGCGATACACGTTTTTTGACCGTCCCGATCATAAAGCTATAAACAAGGGAATTTCGTTTATCCCACAGGCTATTGTTTCCGATCAAACAAAGTTTGAGGGAATTCTGCCAATGTCTAAAGAACACCCTTGGGCAAGGCTGCTCACGGAACAGCATGACGGGGTCTTGTATGAGGTTCCGATCGGAAGGGAAGAAGAACACGGTTTTGCGTACAAAAAGAGTGTTGAGAAAAAGATAGATTTTAGAAATTGTAGCCTGAGCCGGGATTTTGAGCTATTGATTCCCGCTGAGGTAAGCGTAAGTCGAGACAATTGGGAAAACTTGAAGGAGATAAAATGAGCGAAATGATAAATCATTCAACATTGGTTCATCAACAGTTACATGGCTATTGGGGTTGTAACAACTGTGATTTTAGGGATAGAAATTTAGGCATTGTTGAACTACACGCTAAGGCAGGAAATTGTTACAAAGACCTGCTAAGCATACCAGTAGACACGAGCCCTATGACCCAAACCGAATACTTCCAAGAATTTGAAAGACTCATGGCTGAAGAACTTGAGACAACACGTATGAAAAACAGCGACTATGCTCATGCTTCAGATGCTTTTGCGAATTTCCGTTTGATTGAAAATATCACTCAAGGCAGAATTTCTCTTGAAGATGGAATTCTTTGCCGAATTACTGACAAGATCAAAAGAGTTGCTTCTCTGCTTCAGAAACCCGCTGAAGTTAAAGAAGAAAGTCTTGATGACAATTTGAAAGACATTGCTGTGTACTGTAGGATTTGGAGAATTTACCGACAGGATCAGTTGAGGAGAAAGTCGTGACCCTTCAAGAATTCCAGCAAAGTTGTCTTGACAATTCAGCGTTTAAAGATAGCCCACTTTACGATCTCCGATATTGGGGGCTTGCAATTGCCGGTGAAGCTGGTGAAGTCGCTGATGAAATAAAAAAATGTATACGTGATGAAAACTTCATCCTTACACCGCAAAGAAAAGAACTTATTCTTAATGAAATGGCGAATGTACTTTATTACCTTTCACGAATATCATCTAATCTCGGTGTAGAACTCGAAAGTCTTACTGAAAGACAAATAGAACTCTGTCTCAAAAAGAAAAATGAAGCCAGAAAAGGATGACTCATTTGTCACACAACTCCTCGATCACACAAAGCTCTACGAAAGCTCGACTGCCTTCTGGCGATGGTCAGGATACGCAGCAATTGCAGCAGTCCTGCGAGACAATGTTTATTGGAAAGTCGGAGATGATAGAACCTACCCAAATATCTATGTCCTCCTTCTTGCCATTTCCGGCGCCCATAGAAAAGGAAAACCAATTCGTACTTCCCTTGGATTGGTAGAAAAACTCGGGAATACAAAAGTCATTGCTGGGCGGACTTCCGTTCAGGCTATTTTTGAGGAGATGATGATAAATGAAACAGATCCAGTAACAGGAAAAATGGCAAAAGGCGGAGCTGCAACACTATTTGCAGAAGAGCTAGCAGCGGGAATTGTGTCAGACGATCAGGGAGTCGGGATTTTAACGGACATATATGACTACAAGCTCAATTTTAAAGTTAATCTTGTTAGTAGGGGACGCCGTAGGATTGAGTCTATGGTTTTTTCCCTTCTTGCGGGCTCCAACGAAGACCTCCTCAAGGGCGTTTACACTTCTTCTGCCATTAACGGCGGGTTGCTGGCTCGCACATTTCTTATTACTCCTGATGAGTTTCGCCCATCCAACTCTCTGAGGGATATAGGGGACACAAGCAAAAGCTATGAAAAACTTCTTGATTCACTGAGAAAAATTGCTCAACTTCGTGGGGAAATCAACTTTACTAAAGCTGCGTGGGATGTTTATGACGGGTGGTACATACCGTTTCGGGAAGCTCAAAAAGGAAAAGTTGACAGAACTGGTGTTCTTGGTAGAATCCACACGGGAATCATCAAGATTGCAATGATCCTTGCTGCAAATGATTTGACGTTAGAAGTTTCCGAAACCCATATGGAAGATGCTATTGATCTCTGTATCAAACTTCTGCCAAACTACAATACTTTTATGTTCTCATCAGGAAAATCAGATATTGCTCAGGCTGGAAGTCTGTTGATATCGGATCTTTCAGCCGCGCCGGGACATGAAATGTCAAGAAAGGAGATTATTCGGAAAAACTGGATGAACTTCGACGCCGAGATTCTTGATAAACTTGTAACAGCATTGGAAAGTGCGGAACTGCTTATCACGAAACTTGACACAAAACGCGGAGTTTCATATGCGTTGACAGTGAAGATGTTGAATACACTGAGAGGGAAGGAATGACAAGTGAGTTTCTATATATACATGGACAAAGAAAGGTTGACAAGCTTTCAAGAAAAAGGAGGAAATTATTGGGGACTGTAAAAACAATATATGTATTTAAGGCAAAAGGGACTCTTAGACGCCTGAAACGCAGACGATGGAGAGATTTCGGAAAGAGAGTAAAAGTATGAGTGACTACGAAATAGACAAAAAGCTACCTGCCCCACGGGGTACAAAGTGCAACTGTGGACATTCTGTTGAAGTTCATGGAACAAATGGAAAGATTTGTGGTGGTTGTGAGTGTAGGGCTTTTGTTCAAGCTTTTGATCCTAAAAAACCACAGGAGTCGAAGATGCCATGAGTGACCATTTAAACGATATAGTCCACCCCGATCCAGAAATTCAAGAAAAAGCAAGGAAAAACTATCTTGAAGATCCTGAAACGAAGAGACTTGTAGACGAGTTGTTTGATAGTGGAGGGGTTCTTACTGTCCCTACTGAACCTGCCCATTGACAATCTTTGCATCTCTACGCTTTCCATTTCCATCAACCAACGAAACAGTCATCCCGTTTAGGCCGCTCATTATCAATCTTCCTGCCTGTTGAGTACTCATCTCTAAGGGCTCATTTGCTATCAACCTCTGAAGCACTTGGGCCTTTACGGGATTTGTCATGATCTTTGCAATTGCATATGGTGGAATTTCCATAGCTGCAAAACTTTCAATTGCATGCCCTGTCAAACCCCCAGTCAAAAGACTTGCTGCGAGAGAAATCCCATGATACCCAAGTCTTGTCAAACCATACTGGCCGCCCATCCCGTTTTGGGATACTTTGTTGACATTTTGAAAAAACTGGGTCAGTTGGTCTTGTGTCTGTTTTGAATAAAGTTGATCTTTCGTAGCCTGATAAGCTGGATCGTTCCATTCTGCCAAAAGTTTCTTCCCATCAACAAGTCCTGTTCCAGAATCTCCACTATTCCAGATTTGCTGAAGTCTGTACCCTGCAAGATCTTGGCGCATATTGCTGGACTTAACCCCGCTGAGATTAGACGTATTCAACAGTTTCTGAGTCTGCACGGGATTCTGTAAAGCCTTATCAATCTGGGGGATCGGTCCATTTACATTGCTGACAAGATTCTGAACATTCCCGCCTTCAGCAAGAGTTTGTTTTATGATTGCAGATGATCTCGCAGTGTTATATGCATCTTTTGCTTCAGGCCCCCCATGCCAATTCTTGAAAGACTGAAGAATATCATAGTCAAGGTTCTTTGCAATATCATTTTGTGAATCTTTTACAGTGCCAAGTTCACCATGATCTTTTGTTGCAAGAACTCTAAGGCCACCATCGCCATCAGGGCCATGAAGTATATCCATTGCATCCTGAAACGGAATGGGCTTTTTACCATTATCGGTGTATTGCAAAATCAACTCAGCCTGTTTTACAAGCTTCTGATTCGTGTCTCCCGGAACTTCAAATCCTTTATTCCCGTTTAGGTTAGCATTACTGTCAAGTATTTTCTGAGCTTCCTTTACAGTATTGTTCAGATACACTGGACCTTCAACTGTAGAGGGCTGAGGAAATGGATTTATATTTCCAGACGGAAGTGTATTCTCGCCGGGGACTTGAACTGTATTGATTTTTGACAAAGTCCCAAGAATACGTTTGGAATCCTGAAATTGGGAGTTCAGCTTCCCGATCCCGAAGATATCATTTGGATTTTGTGGACGAACAACAAGATCCTCAAACTTGGTTCTGGCAGCATTTGCACTTTCCTGCATTGCTTTCTGCTTTGCATCTGAACCCCAAATGTTTTCAATCATTGAGGAAAGTTTTCCACCACCATATTGACTAAAAGTGGGTTTCAACTCCCCCAACGCGGGATCAACAGGAGTAAAAAGAGATTTTACTTTTCCACCAACAGTAGTAAAAACTTTCCCAAGAAGCTCATTCAGTCCTTCATTCTGAATTGCATTCAAAGCTGTATCAGCCACTGAACCAGATTTCGCGCCTGCAACTTTACTGAGAGTAGTCTGATTTTTCTGTTGTGCAGTTGCAGATTGTAGCCTTTGCAAGAAAGCATCAGTTGCAGCACCAGCGGCGAGGCCACCAATAGGGCCAGTTTCAGCACCAGCCCCGATTGTTGCAGCACTATCAGCAATTGGTTTTACGAGATCAATTGTTTTGTCTTTCGCATCAGTTAAACCTTGTTTGAGAATATCAAAGTTGCCAACTGGATCATTGACTTTTGCCGCAACCGTGTCATTTATTTTTGAAACGGGAATCCCAGCTTTCAATGCTCCATCGTAGTCATAGAGCTTTCCGAACTTCCCGCGCAGGGCACCAAGTATCTGATCTTCAGGAACTCCGGCTTTTCTTGCTGCATCAATGTCATAGACTTTCGGCTGATCTGCGACAAGTCCAGTTTCAATTGGCATCGTTACTTTCCTTTACTGTTGATAAAAAAAGAATTAGGGTCAGGAGTTGAAGCAGAAGGTTGGCTAGAAGGTTGCCCCGTTTCGGTACCTTGTTTATCAAAAATCCCATATGGTTGAATTTTCGTCAAGCCATATTTACTCAAAATCAAATCCCTCTGAGCTTTAGGGTATGCTGAAAGAACTTCATCTGCTGCTGTATGGAGTTTATCAATGAGGTTATTATACCTCTTGATATTCTCAGCTTTTGGATTTGTGACAGACGGCAAAAAACCACTATTCGACATTGCAATCTTAAAATCCGTCAAACGCTGTCCTGCTTCACCACCAACAACTTGTGAAATTGTAGGAGCATAACCTGAGAGTTCATTGAATTTTTCAGCAACATCAGGATCTACAGCATTCTGAACATGCCCTGCAACGTATGAACCTAACCTACCGCCCGGAACATCAGTTTGTGCGACTATAGCTTGCTTTACTTTTGGTAGAATTCCAACAAGACCAGAAAGAGTTTTGATTTTTTCAACATCTTTAGCTTTTGGGACAATTCCCCCAGCTTGAATCACCTGAGCACGAACAGTTGGGGCAAATTTCAAACCAGTCAAATCAGCATCTGTGATATCACCAGCAAGAACACGATCTTTTGCAGCAACTACAGCGGGATTTAGATTCCCGGTTCCAGTCCCATCATCAAGACCGGAATTGATTCTGGAAATTTGAAGTTGTGTATCTCGTTCAAGTTTAGACCTATAGTTTGCTGCATTGATTTCTCTCTGAGAAAGATCAGCTTGAAGCTTACCCCGTTGAGCTTCCAAAGCCTGAGCATTTGCAGCTGAAACTCCTAGCTCAGCGAGACGATTTTGATGTTCTTGTTCAAGTTGTTTTGCTTGTTCAGCTTGACGAATATCTGCTTGTTTCTTAAGATTGAGATTTGCAATATTCTGCTGTTGTTCACGAGTTGGTGCTTTCAACTGAATCGTAGCACCAGTTGGTCCTTGAACAGAATATGTACCAATTCCATTCGCATCAACCATTGGTTTCCCGGTTGTAGGGTCAACATCGGGTTCACGATTCTGTGCAAGTTCCGAAGCATGTGTATCAATATTGAAACGGAAGTTTGCTTCTGCGGCTTTCCTGGCAAGGTCAGCTTGTTTTACAGATTGGTCAAACTGATCTTGCATGAGCTTCGTCTGTTCTTGTTGACGAGCAATTTCTTGCTTTTTGAACTCATTTTCCTGCTCCTGCTGTTTCTTCCCAAGTTGTACCTGAAGCCCCTGAAGATAGGAGTTGACAATATCGTTTGATTCCTGAATCGCCATTTTTTATACTTTCGCCCCCAGTCCAAGAAATGCCCCAAGTGCTTTTCCAAAACCACCAAGAAAACCCCCAGGGCCACCCCCCTGAGTTGTTACAGTATTCGTATTTCCTGAAGAAGTTACTCCATGAGGAACTGAAGCAGCAAAACCAGATTCAGCACCAAGATTCCCAAGTTGAAGTTGCCGTTGAAGAAGTGGAATTGTTTGCTGGAATTGGTTGATTTGAGAGACTCGATTTTGATTTTGGCCAGCTTCTACACTTGCCGCAACGGGACTTGTTGAAAGTCCGCGAGACGCCAAAGCTTCCTGAGATGCCTTTCGCAGGAGATCAGCATTTGAGTTTATTTGTTGAATTCCACCTTGCTCATATGGCTGAAGATTTTGCCCAGTCTGAGTAAGATGCTTGTATTGGTCCCCGAGTTGATTCAAAAGTTCTTGAACACTCTCGGAGATAACAGGTGAGGAAGATGTATTTGTACTAGAACTTGAGTTTCCCGGAGTCCCAAATGCACCAGCCCCCGATGAGAGTCCAATAAGCGCAAGTTTAGATGGATCTGAAAAAATACTACTCAACGATGCTGGGTTAGTCGCCATTTGTTGGTTCCCCTTTGAACTTATCGGAAATTAATTTTACCAATGAACAAATTTCAATTGCATTTTCATCTGTAACGTTGACTTGGACTTTTGTGAAAAGAGTAAGAATAAAGTTCTTTTCTTCTTTAGTCAATCCAGTAAAAATTGTTTGTTGATCGTTTGGCATTTATGTGGCCTGTTGTACTCCAGTAATTCTGCCTTGAGCGTCTAAAGTTATTGTACCATCATTCCCAGTTGGTGTAAGCCTATAACCGACAATATACGTTCCTGCGCCGGGACCAACATTCGGTAATCCCGGAATTGCTTGAAAAGTGGGATCTGCTCCTACTCCATTATCAGTCAGAACATTTCCAGCAGTCCCAATCGTTGCAAAAGAAACTGTTCCCGTCCCGTTTCCGATCAAAACAGCATGAGCCGTCAAAGTTGCAAGTTGTGTACCACCGTTAACAACTTTCAGAATGCCAGAAACATCAGTTGTGAGCACGATCAGCCCCGAAACAAGATTTTTATTTGCATCACTCTTTACAGGCTTTGAGATTGTTAAACTACTAATATTCAGATTCACTAGATCAAGAATTTGATTCCCCTGATCGTACTTGAAGTTTACTGAATCTTGTGAAAGTTGTCCTTGACTCCCAACAAAAAGAATTGCACCCGGTTGACCATTTTTAATGATCCCATTGATATTGATTTGAGTTCGATTTGTGGTAGTTGTTGGAATTGCGGCAGAAATCAAACTATTGACCTGGGATAAAGTCACATAGTCTTGTTCAGCAACGGCATTCCCCGCTGAGGTAATTCTCCTACCATTAAAAATAATATTTTGTGTGGAAAGAAGATCAGTCTTTGAATTCTGAAGTGTTTGGGATTGTGCCATGTTATCCTATTGTAACCCACTTTCCTTCAGTTTCATTTCCCGATTCAGTCACAAGAAACTTCGTATTGAAACGATGAAGATCATATCCAACAGGACCAAATTCAACACGAAGAATTGCACCTGCTGTACCTTTTGGAGTCCCGATTGTATATGAACCCTCAGCCTTGTTCAAAACATCAATTGAGCCAGTTAGCACTTCTTGATCGTTAAAATACACAGTATAGGGGAGTACAAGAACCACGTTTTCGTCTTGTGTGTCGTCAATTGGCATTAGACGTATATTGAGTTTTTGAACTTTTCCATACCGAAAGAATTCTTGTGGTCCAATTTGATCGAATCTTTTTGCAACCGGGAGAACTTGGACAACTTCAGGGGATTGCTCCCCATAGAACTCAAACAAAGTCGCCCCGTCGTACATGATTTTATATCCGTAGTCAATCCCAAAAACATCAGTTAGGAACTTGTAGAGGACTGTTGCTTTGTACGTTGTTTGAACCGAAATCGGAGTTTGTGCGACCCCGTCAACATATGGGGTAAGTGTTGCAATTCCATTTCTTGTATCAATCACAAAAGGCCAGGTTCTTACACGTTTCTTCGACCCAGTTCCAAAGTTGTTGCTCAAACCGATAAGGGATGTTAGTGGAGTTGGGAGAACATCACAATCAACCGAGAGATCTTGAAGTAGGAAATCAGCAAAACTTCCACTCAACTGAAACTGCCACCATTTTCCAGCTTCCAGTTTTGAACTGATATCAAGAGCAAACTCTGAGTTTAGCGTCCCGTTTTGGACTGTAGAACTGAGAGTTATTGTACCTTGGTCAGTTAAAATCTGTACTGTAAGATTGCCTGATGTGTTTTGAAGGCGACTCTTGAAAGTAAATAGATTCTTTCTATTCCTACTCACTCCTCCATCTTGAGCAGTTGAAAGATACTGGATTGCCTGATTTGTTGCACCATCTATGAGTTTGGTAGTTTCATCAAACAATACCCTGAGTTTATTGTCTGAGAAGTAACCAAGAACTTGACCATCCTGTGTTTCACAAATTGCGTTACAATCCCCCGAAAACGGGAACTCAACGGGACGCCAATACTGACGGATGAAATCAAAAACTTCTATTCTGCCAGTTCCTGTTACTGTACAATAAAGCTTGCCTTTCTGAATACAAGACGGGAAGTTTACTGAACCCGGTGCAATTCCAGGGAGGTCAAGTCCTGTATACCCATACCTTGTTTCACCTTGATAAAGTAGATCCTGTCCGGGGGATGAAAGAATCTGATTTGACCCACCAGTACTGATAGAAGTCCAGCCAGATGTTGAGAGATAGTAAACTTGGCCAGAAAAAACATTTGCATCTCTCGAAAGTGGGGGAAATTTACACCCCAGCGGGAGATACGAAATATCAATTGAGCCATCCGGCAGAGTTCTAAAAGTTCCACTTAAAAGATATATGTCAATTGATGTCCCGACTAGGATCTGGGATTCCGTGATTTTCCTAGCCCAAAGGAAAACTTCACTTTGGCCACCACATGTTCTCACACCCTTTTGAACATTTATGAGATCGGGGTCATTGATATCCGAGGGATAAAGGAATGAAGACGTGAAATAGTACCATCTCCCCCCGATTGGGCCTAAAATCTCAAGAATAGTATCAATGCTGAAAGTTGAAACCAATGTCAAATCAACCGTTACGTCTTCAACAAGGGCATCGGTATCCGAAGTTGTATCAATTGTGTTTGCAGCAACATCTGCAATAGGGATGTCAAGAACTCTATACCATTCTGAGAGGCCATTATCTTGCCGGAAGATCCAAATATTTGTTACTTGGGGATCAGTTGGGACCTGTGGAACAAGTGCGAATCCAAGATTTTCAATATTTGAAACTTTTGCAGCTGGCCCAAGAGTTGACTTTGCAGTATATGAATTCGTAACCGCAACATTCATCTGAGCATACTGGACTTGAACTTCGCCAGTACCTGATATTGAACCAGCATCACCACCTTGGAAAGTCTGAGGAATTGAAATTCCAGCGGGATTGGCCATTGCTCCGACACATTGAATTCCAACTACATACCCAACAACGTCATTCCAATCGAGAGCCGTATTTCCACCAACTCTTGTAAACTGCTGTCTACGAATCCGGAATGAAATCTTACTTCCCGAAACAACCCTGATATCATCACCATTTGGGCCGAGGTCAGAAGTCCAATTGTATGTATAATAATCTGATGCAAATTCAATTGTTGGGGTTAACGAACTTGGGCGGGAAAGGTATATCGCAAACTGAATTGCAGATACATTGTTCATATCCACACCGGAGTTGTCCGGGTTCCCAGAGCCATCAATTGAAAAAAGAGTTACATCAATAAAATCATTTGGGGTTGATTCCGTGGTTGTTGTCCCAACTGTAGTTTGAGCAAGAACAGTTGTGTCAGTAGTGTTTGCACTGTCGAAAGTTGCAAATACAAACAAAAAATCAGTTGTATCACATTGCCACTGTTCAAGAAAATCATACCCACCAACATCAACAAGAGACGCAAACACGCCATGATACCCGTTTGTATCAGTTGCATTTGCAATCAATGGACTTGTTGTATATGGAAATTGCGTGAGAGTTGGTGCAAGAGTTGGTGCAGTTACACCAAGATTTGAAACAGCAGTTCCTGAATCTTTTACACGATATGCCCCAGATGCAATCAAGGTATCATCGAAAGCTGTAGAAAAAGCAGTTCTTGAAGTTGAACCACCAGCAGTCAATAGACTTCCGTCTCTGTAGACTGAGCCATCTACCAAAGAAGTATAATCATGTCGAACACCCTGAAGAAACTTACTGAACAAAGTATGTGCATTAGCAGCGCCAATTGTTTGTTTTACGGTCGTCCCGTTTTGGAGTGAAAGAGCACCATTTCTATCAAACTCAAGATTGGTCATTTGGAGACAAGTTCCCCTACCTCCATTTATAGCATCATCATTTGGTGACCAACCTGTGAAACTGTTCAATAAAAATGTCTGATTAGGCATAATAGTTTACTTGGACTTTATCACCAGTTTGAAGAACGTCTGCCGGAAACGTGACGGTTCTTGAGTTTATCACATAGTTCACTGTTGGAGTTTGTGCAGCCCCATTCAAATACACAATTGGTGAATATTCTTGGCCCGGAACTTTACTCAATGTGAATTGAAGTTGGTCTGCCTGAACAGTAAACATATCAACAACTCTTTGTAGTGGTGTAGCTTCGCTTGGCAAAATTCCCTCATCATTTACGAAGTTTCGTATATAAAGTTCCGGAAACGGGACAGCATTGTCAATTGTTCCGGGTTGATTTCCGCCACCAACGAGAGGTGTATTGTACGTTGACATTTATCTCCCCATTGCCATCCAAACACCATTATCGTATAAAAGGTCTACATCAGAACCAACAATATAGGCAGTCCCAATATTGCTACCGTAATTACTGCCTGATACTATATTTTTTGTAACTCCGTTAAAGGTTAAGGTATTTGCACCCGCTTGTAGTGTATGCGCTAAGTGTACGATAATCCTAAGGCCCGCATTAAGTGGAATGGCTGTGCCAAACGGATCATTAAATGTTACAGCAATAGCATTATTAGATCCAGTTTCACTTGCAATGTAATTTGTGGCAGTGAGACTAATATTTTTTCCAAGTGTTCCCATTGAGGTGAAACCACCTGTTCCAAACACATTGGCACCACCTGTCGGATTGTATTTACATGGAATAGTCGATGATCCCCACACAGTACAGCCCATCCATCCGTAAGTTCCATCATGGTTCACACCAATTACAGTTTTATAAGCTGGTTGGGTTTTATCGGATACAGCAAACTGAAATCCTGTACCAAATGTGGAGTCTTTTGAGACTTCCATACCCCCAGCAGTAACAGCACTCTTGATAAGGCTAGCTAAAATTGTTCCTGCCTTATCTGCAAAAGATAACCAAGTTGAATTATTGGTATCAAACTGTAGCTGGCCAGAAGCAGTTTGGACAATAAATTGTCCATCACTATTGTTTGTACCTATTCCAATATCCGATGTACCATTAGGATATGCTGGACAGGAATTTGGCAATGGAGATGTCGATGCACTAGTAGCGTATTGTAAATCAGTAGAAACACGTGTAAAAATAGTATTTGAACCAGAACCACAAACACTTACTATAGAATTGTATAAAGAATTAGACTGTTCAGCATCTGAAAATAAGCCAAATCTGCCAAATGCTGGGCCACCAAAAGTACTTGAGGTTATTCCAAGTTGAATTGCAGGGCCTGAGCCTCCCTCATAGCCACCGAATAAATCTGTAGCATTACTACCAGATTCCCATAAGTCTCCACCTGATGTAGCGTTATTACTTTGCCTGTATAAGACTGTAATACCGTTTGAGTCGCCACCCGCGACCACATGAAGCCCCCAACCACCCGGAATAAGATCTCTATAGTTTAGTATCTTCAAAAAATCGTCATTCCCATGGCATATTGCGGTTGTTTGTGCGTGAAGTAGCGGAGTTGCCCATGTTATAGGGTTAACACCAGCACCCGAAGTTATTGCACGTGTTTCTGTATTTGCTGTACCATACCCAAATATTACACCTCCTGTACAAATACCCGGACCATTTACTATAACTCCATAAGGAGATGTAGAGTCAAGGGTTGCAGAAGTTGCACCTACTCCACCACCCGATAAAATCGACATAACCGGAGTACACTCATTACAAACAGTAATACCATCCCCTGAAGTATTTCTAACGATTGTATGCTCTACTAAACCTGAATTATTAAGTACATTCTGAATGCCTATTTTAGCTTTTGCAGCCGCATCAATGTACATATTGGTAAATCTGATTTCGCCAGCTAATACATTAAATATTGGAAGATTAGAGGAACTTCCAATCGCGACTACCCCACCACTTCCAGCTCCAGCAGAATATACACCACTCGGAATAGTCCCTAACCCTTGTAAAGTTAATCCGGCAGCAGTGGGTCTAATTGTAATATATGGAGGGGATATCCCACATAATCCGTCCTTTGGAAATGTAAGAGTACCCCCCTTACCAGCATTTACAAAATAATCAATACTAGCTTGGATTGCTACTGTATCATCAGTAATACCCCCATCGCATTTAGCCCCAAAACTCTTTACTGAAAGTGATGAACCAATTACATTTGTTTCAATTGCTTGGATCTCAGCACTATCAGCCATGTGTGTCCAAGCTGTAATATTGTTATAAACTGTGATTTTATTGGGAAAAGATGGAGTTGTATGGGCAGCAATTTGAGTACCATCAAGCCCCCGGCCAGAAATTGAGGGACACGCTGAGCCAAGAATGCCAAAATTCAGAATTGTTACACCTGTTCCAGACCCGATAGAACAAATTTGCATTATCTCATTCTGAATCGTGACGAACATATACGGCTGAAAAGCAACACTACAAGTTGTAGCTTGGCCGCCAAGTGTACAAGTTCCATTTGTGATATTTGCAGATGTTGAAGAAGTTGTCAGGGAATTGTTTAATGTCCCGGTGACCCCGTTTGCAACAACTCCAAGTTGTTGTGGGCCTGCAATAGAATTCGGGTATTGTGAAGTCTGGGCAAAAACACAGAAAGCACAAAATAGGATTAAACCAACTTGTTCAATAAAAGTAAAAAATCTGATAAAGTTGAGGAGCCTTTTCATCGTCAATATCCTTTAGTAGCCTTGGTCTACTGAAATGCCAAATTTATCAATAGGCAACATTGGTGAACCGGGAAACCAGTTGCCTGATACAACATCTGAAACAAACAACTTTCTTGCCGCATTGTGGAGCTCATCAACTAAGCCAACGAACTCGCCAAACCAGATTTTCCACTGAGCATCCATATACTTTGCCATTTTCAAATTCTGGCCCGGGCCTTCAATTGTGAAAAGTTCCCTACCAACATATTTCTTTAAAAGGTAGTTTCGGCAATAGTCAGGTAGGATAAACTCAGTATTGTCGGTCAAACGAAAAAACTCAACAATTGTCGCAGTTGGGATATCAGTACACCAAGGGTCAGTTCCGACTGGAGTTACATCATTTGGTGTTGGAAAAAGCCTGATTTTATTCTGCCCAACATTGTTGAAAACATACCAAAATGGCCTTCCCTGCTGAGTTGCAGGTTGAAAGGCATTGTTCAAATCTCGTCTTGGCAAAGGTGTGAGTTTCTTGCCCTGAAACGTGACACGAGAAATACTCCGTACATAGTCAGGAATTTGATATGTATGAGTTCCCGAAACAACGGGAATTTCGTATCTATCAATCAGGAAGTCACAGTTATTTGAAGCTGTGTTCTCGCCTTGATTGAAAAAACGGATAATGTCGGATTGACTGAAAACTGGCATTTATTCTCAAATCCTTTGCAGGAGATCCGCACGGGCATTGTCAACACATCTTTGTTTGTAGGATTCCCTATTGCTGAAATACTTTTCCCACCAAGTCATTGCCTTTATTGGCTCCTCAGCGCTTTCCAAAAGATCAGCAGTAGCAAAATATTCAAATAAGGTTTGCATATCTGAAGCAACCAAAGGTTCTGTAACAAGATCGTCTTCATCAGTCCAAATCGGGGCTTTCCCCCAATACCAAAGTTCAAAAGTCCCGGACCCCTCTTGAAGTCTTGGAGCAACTGCAATATATTTCAACGAGATCGGCGCCCAATATTGGGATTGACCGGTCCATAATTCCCAATCTATTCGGATCTTGTCGAAATCCCTTTTATTGAGGTCATCTCGGAGCCAGAGATTGGTATTGTTGTTAAAAATTGCAATTACACCCAAAAAATCGGTAACGGGGGTGTTTTTAGGTAATCCACCGTTTAAGGGGTCCGGGTTTCCCGCCAGAAAGTCATAGTAATTGACCTGTGACAGAAAGTTCAAAGTGACATTATTGACGATACACCGACACTTCGAAGCAATATCATTGTACGCATCTTGCAGGGATGAGTTGATATCAGCATCTTGATAAAACGTGATACCGGCATCTGAGAGATTTGCACGAACATTGGCACGAAGTTGTGATCGGGTCATCGCTGGAGCTTTTTTCTATTGTCAACAATTTTTGTATTCAACAAATCATCATGCACAAGTTGTTCATAAGACTGATATGGGGTTCCCCTCGTGCAAGAAATGATTGTGTTAAATTCATTTGGTGCATCTTCTGGAATTGCAACGATATTCTCAAATCCCATTTCCAAGAGAGTCTGTGTAAAATCCACAGTATCCATTGGAACAACATGATGGTCTGACGGATATGCTTGACGCCCAAACATTGTTGCTTCCCAGAATTGCTTTTGGCCATCTTTGTTAATTGACCAGTTTTGGAAGCATCTCCTGAATTCAGGAAAGGCAATCAGAAATTCCCGACCGGGTTTTAAAATCCTCCAGATTTGCCAAAGCAGCAAACGATGATACCTTCGTTGGATATGTTCAATAGTGTGGAAAAGAAGAACTTGGTCAACTGATTCAGGTTTGTATGGAAGAGGCTTTTTGATAAAATCACAAACCAAATCGGGACGGCATTTCTTCTCTACATCAATATTGACATATCCTTTGATCTTTTGTGAGCCACAACCAAGGTTCAGCTTCATTTCTGAATCCTTGCTGCTTTTACTTTTGCAGATACATTTTTGAGGAAGGCCGTTCCGCGATCATCAGTTGCAGATTTCTTGGCCTTTTCCTGTTCATCATGTTGCTGCTTCATTCCGGGATTCATGGTTTCCTGATAGATGGCAAAAGCTTTCTTGTTCTCAGTGGAGATGACTTCCTGCCAGAGAATATGACCACACTGAACTCTTGTGTCGAGTTTGATGGAGACATTTTTGTCGATTTCTCTGGCTTTCAGACAGAAGTAGATATCTTCGGTATTCCTGAGCCCTGTGATAAAGTATGGATCTGTCATTTTTTTCAACAGACTAGTTTTAATCAGGCAAAGGGAAAACCCAACTGCATCCACGTTGAGGACATTCGACTTTTGCTTTTTCACGAGTGGCGCAAGATTTGGGATTGGTACAAGACCCTGTTTTCCATCCCCAACAAAAGCCATATGGTTGAACGGATACCCACGAATAATAACATCAGCAGCAGTAATATCCGCATTGCAAGAAAGCAGCGAATCTATAAAATCCAACGGGACGAGCACATCGTCATCCCAGAAAAGGAGGTAATCTGCACCTGATTCAATGGCAATTTTGGCACATTGATTTCGCATACGATCAATCGACATGCGTTCAGGATTGTAAAGAGCGATATTATGTTTTCCACGCTCTGCCCATCTTCCAAGTTTGTGCATTGCCGAAATATGGTTTGAATACGCCATATACGGAGTGGAAGTAAGGGAATTGATACCAATAACGATGCTAAGAGGTTTTTGTGAAATTTCAGTTGTCTTTTTCATTTCTTTTCCTTTGTCTTGAAAAGGGCCTTGATGTAATCGCAGCCCTTTCCTTTTTGGTTTTCTGTTTCTTAGATAATGCGCAGAAATGCCCGAACACCAACAGTCAGTGCTGTGCGAGTATCCGAAGTTGCACTTGCAGAAGCAGCAAATGAAGCAACGGAATCGAGAAGTACAGCAAATGGATTGTTTCCAGTTCCAACTGAAGCTGAAAGTGTGACAAAGGCATTATTGAGTGTATCAATGCCCAGCCAGAATCCAGAAGCAATCGAAGCTGAAGAAGTCCAAGAATCCGTCGTTGCAGCTCTTGTTGCATAACGAAGAATAACATATGGACAATATCCAGTTGCGTACAAATCGTCCCGATTTCCTACGGTGATTGGCTGAACTGCAACACCCCAAAGAAATGCGTTTGATTTTGCAGCACCAGCAGTTGAAGGAAGAACAACGGCAAAACCGTCATCAGTTCCATTCAACGTAAGGATACAAGGCGCACCCTTTGGAATCGTGACAGTATCTGAATTCTTTCCAGAAACCAGAATATGATCGCCAGTCCCATTTGCGCCCGCTACTTGTTTGAATCGCATGTTTTTCTTTTCTCCTTTCTTTTAAGATTACGAAGCGTAAGTGCGAGCGATCTTGCCCAGAACACCGTGTTTGCGACGATTGTTGATTGTGGTATTCCCCATCCAAGCAATTGCACCTGTACGGGAATCACCATTGATGGGTTTGGCGAAAGTCTTGCCATTCTCATCTTTCAGCATTTCCCAATCCCGTTCGGGATGGTATCGAACACGGAAAAACTTCTGATTGAGGAAAAACGCTGAACCATACGTGAGAGTTGTTGGATCAACAGCACCAGCAACTTCGGTACCGATGGCATTGGAATAAACATCAGGGACTTTATCATCCATGATGACTTTTGCACCAAGCCAATTTGCACCAACAAAGGGATATTCCCGATCATTGACTCCGGGCGGCCCTTTGTAGATTGCAAAGTACGCATGTTCCCAGTTCTGATAGGAAACCTGATCCATGATAATGTGGGTCGGTTTTCCACCAGTTCCAAGTCCGCACAGGTTGAACATATTCTTGATTTCATAAATGTAACCAGAATATGTCGTCGCCGCAGAAGTTGCCCACTTGTTTCGCCAGAAATTGTTCGCCGCTGTAGACGAATCAATATTTCCGACGGTATTGTTCAGATTGTAAGAAACAAGTTTCGGAAGCGGAGTGACACCAGTAGATCCATTGATCGGAGAAATACGGGGATCATAGATATTCCCACTTCCAAGACTTGCAGCGCCCCACATAAACGCCTGAGCCCAGCCTTCCTGAATCCCCATTTCTGACTGCTGAATTTTGGAAGTCACCAAGTTGGAAAGTCGGTGTTCATTCTGAATAACCTCTTTCATGGAATATGAAATCGGACAAGCCATTTGGGACCACTCATAAATAGCCTGAGTAATTCCATCTGTCGGCTGAGTCGAAAATTCATCATATCCACTATATGAATCAGCCGGAGCCAAAGCATACATGAGATTTTCAGCGAGGTACGTTCCACCATCCGCACTTTCATACATATCTGATTTAATCAGATCATACAGAAATGCGTTCGAAGCCCCAATATTGTCGATCAGTTGCTTCTTGTAATTTGCGAGTGACTGCGCGAAAAGTGAATCCAAATAAGTGGTAATATTACTTGGAGCACTTGTACTACCGAAAATGATAGACATGTTCTCTCTTTGTCGTTATTTCATTGATTCACGAAGCTGCTGTTCTGCACGTGCTACAGCTTCCTGAAGATTTTTGGCTGGTGGGAGATCGGCATTTTCCTTAGAAGGTGCAGGAGAACGGCCATTGTTTAACCTCCCCGGAACATCAGACTTTGATTTATCAATTCGTTCTTGTCGAGTCTTATCGACGGGTTTCAGTGATCCACCTTTTTTGGCGGCTGCAAGGGCATGGATATCGTTGAGATAATCCTCAAGTGTTTGATCTTTTGATGGCGAATATACATCCATCAAACGATTCATTTCACCACGAATTTCAGATGGAATCCCATCCTTTTCGTAAAACTTGTTTCCAATCTCATCAAGAACAGTGTTTGCTTGATTTGTTGTTTCTCTCAGCTCACGTTCTTGAAATGTCTGTTTGATATCTTTTGTTCGCTCTTCAACACCTTTTTCAATTGCTTTCTTGATCGCGGGTGCGAGTTTGGCAGCAAATTCTTCCCCAAACTGCTCGGTGAAAAGTGCAGTAATATCATCAACTGCTTCTTTTTTCTCCTGCTTTGTGCCATCTTTCAGGTCATCAATAGCAGAGTCAAGTTTCTTTTCCTCAGCCTTTGTGAATCCACCCTGTTTTGCAAACCACTCGATAACCTGAGGGGCAGTTTCAGGATTCTTCAATTGACGAAGAAGAGTAAAAGCGAGTTCCTTGTCATCATCGGAGAGGTCGTCAGTTTTCTTGTCGTCATCAGAAGGTTTTTTGTCTTTTTTGTCATCGACCTTTTTGTCGTCAGGCTTCATTTCCTTCGGCGTCCCGTCGGGATTCAGGGATTCCATTGTTTTTTCAACAATAGATTTGGGAGTTTCTTTTACTTCTGGCTGCTGTTGTTCGTCCATGGTCTTATTCTTCCTTTACATGATTTGTTCAAGTTGCTTTTGGTCTTGCTTTTGTGGATTGTCAGGATTCATGTTCTGAATCTGTTGTGCTGCAATATTGTTTGCATTTTGACCCTGATCTTGTTGAACTGCTAAACCGTTGGAGTTTTTATTTGCCAAAGCCTGCTGGGCCATCATCAT